TATGCCAAAGCTCAATGGATGCATTGTGTACTCTAAGGTTTTCATCATACTTTTTATTAACTCCATCTATAGTCTCTTCCCATGTCTTAGAGGCTTTTGCAACCTCCAATAACTCAATCTTTAAACTATCAAGTCCAAGGAATCCAGTTATAGTATTAAGGTCTTTAAAGACGGCATTAATTAGTGTGGTAAACAAATCGGTTATATTACCAATTGTTTTCCTCCATGCAAATTCCATGGCAGCAACAAGTAAATCCCAACCTTTTTGTAATAAAAGAAACTTCTGTACTATACCATCAACAAGAGCAACCCCAAGGTGTCTTGTGTCTGTAAAGAATGCTTTAAATGCAAGAGCAATATCACTAATGATACCACCTGATGTATCACCAAACTCTTTAGTTTGTTCTGCTGTCAATCCAAGCCATTCTACCCAAGTGTTAAATGCAGCCGGTACTTCTGTTTTTATAAAACTTATAAAGTCGCCTAGGTTTTCCTGGACAAAGATTAAGGCCTCGGTTAACTTGGTCAATGCATACTTTAAAAAGTCCATGAACCCACTAGTAGTTGCGGCCGCATCTGCTGCTGTACTTAAAGCATCAACAAAGATATTCCACTTACCATTAAGTGTGTCCATTTGTTGTGTTGCAGCACCAGCAAATTGATTTTCACCAATAGCCTGTAAGTATTTCTGTATAGAGGTTGAGTCTTTACCAATTGATTGTGTTACACCCTGGAAGGTAACTTTTAGGTTGTTGCCTTCAGTCTTTACTTTAATACCAAATTCTTTTAATCGTTCGTATTCGCCTGTTACAGCATCTGCTACAGCTTCAACAAATTGATCCAGTGACTTACCGGTTGCTGATGCTGTGTTTGCAAAGGAAATAAGTGCTTCGCGTGTTGGTGCAATACCCAAGGCAGTCATTTTAGTAAATGACTTTGTAATTTCTTGCAAGCTGAATGGAAGACCCTTAGCAATGTCTTGGATGAATGAAAACGCAAGGACTGCTTCTTCCGATGATCCAGTAACAGCTTTGAGTGTGGTTCTTAATGTTTCAAATTCTGCTGCAACCTTAACACCTTTAAATGCTGCAAATGCTGCGGCGGCTGCTAACGCTGCTATTCGCATCTTACCAAACCCTGCACTCAATGCACCCGTTGACTTGTCAGTGCGTTTAGACTGGCTTTGCACTTCCTTCATCTTGGTTATTACTTGATTAAGACCAACTAATGCTTGTTTAACATCTGCGCCAACCTGATAAGTTAAATCAGCCATACTTACTTCCTCATTATCCGTTTAATCAACTTGTCAATAAATTCCTTAACAGGTTTGCTCATCCCTCTCGGGGCTTTCTTACTACTACCCTTGTCAAGATATGAAGCATATTCATATCTCGCAACGATGTTTTTCTTTACAAACTTGGTCTTACGCCTTGCATTACCAGTGTTTTTTGGTGTAATCTTAACCCAATAATCAAAAGCCTGTTTTGGTACATTATTAAGCTTCTTGCTCATTTTAAGTATGCTTTTGTTTATTGTGTTCTTTACAATTGGCACTTCACTCTCCTTTTCTAACTGAGTCCATCATCTCTTTCAGTTTATCCTGTCCGTATTTCTTAGTTTCATCTTCGGCTTTAACCTTCTCTGGTTCTTTCTCTAAGCGTTGCTTACGAGTTTCCCATTTAGATGAAACCTCTAATACTCTAAGGTCGAGTGTTGATGCTCTCTCTAATGCCTCACTTGGTAAAATACCATATCTATGAGCCAAATTATCTAAGGACAGCATCATCATTGTTGATGGGCAATCCCAATCTGGCTCGCCGCCAGTTATTTTCCCATTGTCTCCATTACCTTATTCATTAAGGCAGCTAATAGGTCCAATGGAAGGGCCGAGTCTTCTTCAAAAATACGAGTACCGTCTTCATTTAATACCATGGAAATCATTCTTTCCTGCATTTGCTGTTCAACGGTATTTTCGGATCCGGCCATTGTCATAAATTCACTAAGTGACATACGGTCATAAGTCCAAAATTCAATTGGTTCCCCGTTTGAATGTTCCTTAATTATTTCTTCCTTATCAATTACTACCTTAATAAGTGCTGGTTTCTTTACTAATTTTGCTAATTCCATTAATCTATTCCTCTGTTGATCATTTCGTTTGCCAATAGGATAGTGAATGCAAGACGGCCTTCTGCCTTCTTAACATCTCCTAATGCACATTTAATTTCTGATTTTGCTTTCGCCACTTCAGCCAGAATGGTCTGAAGCAATTCTTCTTCTGTTTTGGTGGATAATACGGTGTTACTCATCTGTATTCCTCTTAATCTATAACTACTTATCAAAGATAAACACCGGGTTTTTACACCCGGGTTAATCATAAGCTATTAGCCTGCGGTTACTTGTGCAGTGTCAGCAATAGTGTATTCGCCTGTTACTGTTACAGTAAATGGTGAAACCCAAACTGGGCTGTCTGCTGATACAGTTGGTGATAAACCAGTGATATAACCTTCTCCGGAGATGAACTTGCCTTCTCCATCGCTGGCGTCACCAGTGTATAACTCAAACTCTACAAGAATAGACTGAGTCTGTAATCCCTGTAAGCCAATATCCAATGGACCATCAGTAGTGCCATCTCCATACATTGCAGCTTTGTCAACAACGATATTACCGCTGATTGAGTTAGTTGAAGTAGTTGGAATCTGGTACTTAGCTGTGCTGTCAAGCTGTGTCCAAGTAAAGATGTCTTTCGAACCATTAACGGTGACATCTTGCATAGCAGGTACAACAAGTAAGACTTGTGTAGTGTAAGTACCTACATTGTTCTTATCCTTGATGTTAAGTACTGCTTGCTTTGCTGCCACACCTGGTGCTGGGTAAATATATGCCATGTGTTTTTTTCCTCGTTACATGTTAAATTTATTAAATGTGTAATCAAACTGTGTTACCATAATATCGCCTTCAAATGAAGTAGACAGTGGAGTTTGGCGCTGTGTGTAACCTGGCGTTAATGTTCCATCTATTCTACCATTCTTCAAAAGCGTAACCAAAGTTTCATAATTTGACGGTAAGTTCTTTGCATCTGTAGCTACATAAACCGATACAGTGGTTGTTTCATTCACTGCACTAAGTCCATCTAGCGTGTCAAATAAAGGGTCATGTACTGTTTGTGCATAATCAATATAGATACTTTTTACATTTTTAAGATACAATGGTTCCGCTCCTTTCGTCCACGGAAGTTCATCGGACACTTTAAACCCTGTAATAGGATTTGATGAAATGTAATCGTAAACTAAATCTCTCATCGCACTCTCCTCATTGGAATAACTGTTGCTACTGATTCACTAGTTGACACAGTGCCATCATCATTACTATCATACCAATCGCCAGACCCAACAAGTTCGATGAACAAACTGTTGAACTTAGCAGAGTAATAAGTAATTTTATTAAACTCTGAATCTTCTTCGTTACCAATGTCAGCATACTTAGGCAGTAGATACTCACTCAATGTGTGATAGACGCATAAATCTGTAAAGTCATTTTGTCTAGCAAGTATCAAGTTAATATCTACTGTTATCCCAAGTGCATTATTCAATAAGGTGATGATGCGTTCGGAAGACCTAATTAATAGATCCTCCGTTGACGCTTCAGTAAGGCCTTCGTTCGATTCAAACAGACGAGCATCACGGTTCTGCACATCGCTGTACTCCGCAAAACTTAATACTGTTGTCCCTGAACTAATAAAAGCCATTTCAAACCCCTATTAAGAAGTGATGCTTGACAAGAAGTGTAGTTCTACACCATATTCGTCGTATAACTCACCAACACCGTATGTTGCTGTAGCGTTAAGTTCAGTAGCACGAAGACTTGCATCGCGTTCCATTTCAACACTCATTTCACGCTGCATAGCCATACCAAGTGCGTCACGAGCAAATACTGCGCCTTTTGAAACACCAGCTGTATCAGTAATGTTACCTGAACTGTATACTGGAACACCGTCAAGTAAGCCCATGAATCCACGAGTCATAACAGCGGCTGCATATTCTGAACCAGGAACAAAAGAGTTACTAATTGCAGACTTAAGATCAAAGATTACACGAGGGTGTAATACGATTGCCATATCACCGCGTTCGAGACCCTGTTCTTCAAGTAAAACGATACCTTCATTAACAAGAGCAACGGTTGGAGCAGTAGTAGCACCACCAAGTGATACAGTAAAG